TTTCGTGACAGTCCAGAATCTCTCAGGACTTGCTCGAATTTGCGTTCGTCGAAGTCGCCGCCGGCAGACTTGACAGAGGCGATGCGGGCCTTGCCGTTCGCAGGAAACGTAACGAGGCTGACCTCCATGAGGTCGACCTTCTTGAGCGTGCGCCGCGGCTCTTCGGGCTTGCTGCGCTGCGCCCATTCCTTGGCGATGTAGCCGATGCTCAAACCATCGATGGCGGGGCGTGGCGTCATCTTCAGCAGCGCGTAGGCTTCGCGGCCGCGCGGGGTGTCGGCCAGCTTGCCTTCGACCTTGAGGCCGTGGCCGTCTTCGGCCAGGCTGGTCCAGATGCCGATGGGCGTCATGTCGTCGGCGCCCAGGCCCCAGCCGCCGTGCTGCAGCAGCATGGCGGGGTACTGGCCGCTTTTGTGCGCGGCTGCCAGCGTGTCGGCGAAGGCGCCGGGCTGGATGACATCGCCGTAGCTGTCGACGTTGCCGAAGACGGCGCCGTAGCCGCTGAAGGTCATAACCTCGGGCTGCTGGCTGTCGCCGGCGGCAAACTTGACTTCTTTCAGGCCGAATGCGGCGCGGGCGTAGCTCATGGTGTGCCTCCGGTAGCGGGTGCGCCGCTGGGGTCGTTGGTCATGTTGGTGGGCGTGAGGGGTTCGTCCAGCCCGGCGATGGGGTTCATGTCGAGCTTGGCGCGGGCGGCGTTGCGCTCCATGATTCCGCCGGTGGTCAGGCGGTACAGGTATTCGGCGGTGTCTTTCATGGCGCCCCGCAGCAGCGCCGCCTCGACCAGCTTGATGTAGTAGCCGTCACGCCGCTCGGCGCGGCTCATCAGGTTGACTTCGGCGCTTTGCTGGATCCGCTCGTACCAGGGCATGAGGGTGTGCACCACATGCGCCAGGAACATTTGCTCGGCGCTGGCATAGGTGGCGGTCTTGTCGCTGTAGCCGGCCATGATTGGCATGACGCGGAAAAAGCGGCAGACTTCCTCGATCTGGTGCTTGCGGGTCTCGATGTGCTGGGCGTCCACACCGGTCATGGCCAGGCTCTGGAATTTGGCGGCGCGGTCCAGCAGCATCAGGCCGCCGGCCTTTTGCGCGCCGACGTTTTCGGTCTCAATCCATTTCTTGAGCGACTTGTACTGGTCAGGGTTGAGCGTTCCCTCCACGCTGTAGATGCCGCCCGGGCGCACGCCGTTCTGGTGCAGGCTGGCCTGGCTTTCTTCACTGACGATGCTCAGGCCAATGGCTTCACGCGCCAGGTTGAGCACGTCCAGGCCGATCACGCCATCCCAGCTCATGCCGCGCACGTGCCAGATGGCCTCGGCTGGGAACACTTGCACGCCGCCGTTCTTGCCGCGCACTTCGTACTCGATCGACCAGTCGTCGCGCTGCTTGGGCGTGACGCGCGAGGGGTCAAGCAGGATCAGCTCCGTGATTTGCGGGCCGCGCAGGCCCACATCGACGACGTTCTTGAACGCATACGCGCCTTTTCCGAGCAGCGCGTGCAGCATCAGCGTCTCGCGGAACTCGAACGAGGTCTGGAATCCGTTGGGCTGTCGGTACAGCAGGTCGTACAGCGGATGTTCCTCGGCATCGTCGCGGTTGGGGAAACGCGAAACGGCCGATGGCGTCTTGCGCATGACCTTGAACGGCACCTGGGCCACGCCTTCGGCGATGACCCGCACGCAGGACAGCACCACGCTGACACGCAGGGCCGTTTCGCGGTTGACCAACGCGCCGGCCTTGGAGCGTGCGCCACCGCCCAGGATGCGGGCCAGCACGTCCGGCAGGCCGCCGTCGCTGGCGGGCGCTGCCTTGCGGCCGGAGATCATGTCCCAGAGTTTCATTCGCTCGTGTTCGGTTGGTCTGGGAGGGTTTCCCAGAAGGAGGGGCCTTCGCCGTTGACAGCCAGGGCCCGACCCAGCGCCATCAGCATGGCCATCGGGCCGTCGATCTTGTTTTCTGGCCGCTCTTTGGTGGGCGATCGCAGCTCGTTGAACTTGCTGACCTTCACCACCAAATTCGAGACCATCCAGGTCATGACGGGGTTGCCGTCGAATTTCAGTTTCTTTTCCAGCACCAGGTTCTCCACCTGGATCAGCGGCGGGGTGAAGAACATGGCGCGCTGCGTGATCTCGACCAGTGGCAGTCCTTCTTCGATCAGCTTGCCGGCGAAATACATGCTCAGCGCCGGGTCGAAGGCAATCTCTTGCACATCGAACTGCCGGCAGTAGCTGCGCAGGTCTTCGGCCACCACGTCAAAGTCGGTGATGTCGCCATCGGTCACCTGCACGTGGCCAGACCGGGCCCAGCCGCTCAGGTGCGCGTTGCCGCTTTCCTGCACGGCCAGCTCGTTCAAGTACAGACGTGTGAACACGTGCCACACGCCGTCGCGCTGGAACACCAGGCACAGCGCGGCGAAGTCTTTCTTCTGCGCCAGGTCCAGGCCGATCCAGCAGGCTTCGCCCGCGAAGTCGGCCAGCTGCAGCGTCTTGTCGGCGCAGCGCTCCCAGGCCCGCATGTCCATCCACGGGCTTTCGCCGTTGACCCAGACGTTGAGCCGCTTGGTCAGGAAGTTGTTCATGGCCGACGGCATGGCGGCGGCCTTTCGGCTGGCGGCTTCCATGTCGTCGCGCAGCACGCTGACCCCCCAGTTCGGGTTGGCCTTGGCCCAGCTGGCCTCGACGAAGGGGTCATCGGTGTCGTCGATGCTGTAGATGATCCCGAAGGTGCTGGGGTCGTCGATCACCCGCTCCAGCACCTTGGTGAGGTGCGTTCGCCGCTCGTAGCAGATGCCGCCGCGGTCAGTTCCGGCGGTGGTGATGTTCCACAGCAGGCTTTGCTCCCGCGCGCCCCGGGCGGTGTCGATCACGTCGTACACGGCGCGGGTCTTGTGCGCGTGCAGTTCGTCCAGCACGGCGAAGTGCACGTTCAGGCCGTCCAGCGTGCTGCCCTCGGCTGCCAGCGGGGCGAACTTGCTGGCCGTGGCCGCCACCGTGATGCAGTGCTGCAGGATGGCCACGCCCAGGTAGGTGCGCATGTCGGGCGTGCGCTCGGCCATGGCCTTGGCGTCGTCGAACACGATGCGTGCCTGGTCCCTTGTCGTCGCTGCGCTGTAGACTTCGGCGCCCTGCTCGCCGTCGGCGGTGAGCATGTACAGCGCAACGCCGCTGCTCAGGGTACTTTTGGCGTTTTTGCGCGGGATCTCCAGGTAGACCTCGCGGTACCGGCGCAGGCCGGTGTCGCGGTGCACCCATCCAAACACGGTGGTCAGGATGAAGCACTGCCACGGGTCAAGCTCGATCAGTCGTCTCTCTCGGGCCCACTTGCCTTTGATGTGCGGCAGCAGCTCCAGGAAGTCACAGGGCCGCTCGGCCCGGTCGGCATCAAACACCCAGGGCCAGCTGTCGCCGGGCTCGCGTGCCAGGTCGTCAAGCTGGCGGTCGACGGCCAGCCGTGCCCACTTGCACGCCGGGCTCTCGCCCGACTGCACCCGCCTGGCGTAGTCCAGGGCGGCGTCCGAATGCTTGCCCACGACCTAGCGACCCAGCTGCGAAAACCGGGCAAACCCGGTGGCGTTCTGGGGCGCTTCTTCAATGCCAGGCAAGCCCGGCTGCACGTAATTGGAAGGCGATACCCGAGCGCGCGAGGCCGGGTTCAGGCCGAAGTTCTTGACATATCGGTCCAGCTCGCTGCGCATTTCAACGATCTTTCGGTGGATCGAGCTTTCACGCAGAAATCCGGTCGGCGTTTTTTGGAAGTAGGCGGCCATCAACGACGTGTCGCTGTCGCCCAGCTGCTCCTTGGCCCGCTTCTTCTGGGCCGCAAAGGCCATCTCCAGATCACACAAATCGCCCCAGGTCTGGCAGTACGTGGCCAGCGAGGCCTTGTCCACCTGGGCGATCAGGCCCAGCACCTCCAGCTCGGCCGAGATCCTGCGCCACTCGCGCACGGCGTGGTTCGACAGCCACTTTGGCGGCGATGGGATCTCAATCTCAGGGTTGACCCCATCCGACAGATTCAGCGGGCGCTTGCCAGGGTTGCCTTGCCATAGCTTGACGACATTTGGCGTCGGCTTTGGCCCTCTCAATCCCATGACAATCTCCTACGTTTTGCGGTCATCCGCCACCTGTTCAAAGGTTGCGCCTGACGATTCAAGGGTGGCCTGCTTGCCGGTGAACGCCTGCCAGCGCGATACGATGACGTCGCAGTACTTCGGGTCCAGCTCCATCAGACGGGCCTGGCGCCCGTTCTTCTCGGCCGCAATGGCCGTGGTGCCGCTGCCGCCGAATAAATCCAGCACAACGTCTGCGCTTTTGGTGTTGTTGAGCATCTGGTACTCGAACAGGGCAACGGGCTTCATGGTGGGGTGTTCGGTGCTTCGCTGCGGGCGGTCAAACTCAAGGACCGTCGTCTGCTTTCGGTCATTGGCCCATGTGTGAGAGGCCCCATCTTTCCAGCCATACAGGCAAGGGTCGTGCTGGTCCTCAAAGCAAAGGTGGGCGTCGCCGTCCTTCCATCCGTACAAACACGGCTCGTGCTGCCAGTGGTAATCCTGACGCCCCATCACCAGCGTCTGCTTCTTCCAAATCAGGCACTGACGAACCGACCAACCCACATCGGCGCACGATCCGCGAAAGTTGTATCCCTCAGAGTCCGCGTGCCAGATGTAGAACACGGCGCCGGCACGCATCACGGCATTGGCTGCCGCGTTGGCATCGCGCAAAAACTGGCGAAACGCAGCGCCGCTCATCGAATCGTTTTTGATTTTGAGGCGATCCTTCGTGCCGCCCTGATAGCCCACGTTGTAAGGCGGATCAGTAAGCAGCATGTCTGCCAGACCCCCCCCCATTAGTTCCTTTACCGCATCGATGCTGGTGCTGTCGCCGCAAAGCAGGCGGTGGTCGCCCATGACCCAAAGATCACCAATAACGCTGGTCGGATCAGTCGGTAACGGCGGCGCATCGTCAGGATCAGACTTTCCACCAAAGTCGAAGTCCTGCAGCTTGTTCATTTCCGCCGCCGAGAACCCGAGCAGGTCCAGGTCAAACCCGGCGCTGTTGAGCAGGGCAATCTCGGACGCCAAAGCCGCGTCATCCCAGCCGGCGTTTAGCGCCAGCTTGTTGTCGGCGATTACCAGGGCGCGGCGCTTGTCTTCCGACAACCCGGCAATCTCAATGCACGGCACCTCGGCCAGGCCGAGCAACTTGGCCGCAGCCAGGCGACCGTGGCCAGCGATCAAGACGCGGGCCTCATCGACCAGCAGCGGGTTGGTCCAGCCGAAGGCTTTGATGCTTTCGGCAATCTGCCCGACCTGCAGCGTGCTGTGGGTGCGGCTGTTCTGGCCGTACTCTTTCAG